CATTGCTTGGGCAAAATTTTGTCTATTGGTAGACAAACACCAAGGGCGCGCTTCTTCTGAAATAGCAAGTAACATATCCATCAATGCCGGATCAATATATGCTGGATTTGCAGGGTCAAAATATTGCGGAAAGAACAATTGTAATATAGCCTTTACATCAGTCCAATATACCGGAGGATCAACAACGTCGGACATTAACGATCACGATTTTGACGTTGATAATCCTCATCCGATATTTGATTGCTCTCATCTATAGCACGCTGTTCTTCTTCAGAAACTTGTCGATGTTCATCATCCTCCTGGCGCGCATCTCTGCCAGGAGGTGGGTCTTCAGTAATCTCGTAAGTGAAGAAACTATGATATGGACTATTGTCAATAACAAATTTGACTTCTTCGCTAATCTCCAAAGGGGTATGGGGAAGTATCATTTCCCCACCCAAGATAAATGAACGAGAAGATTGATTGGTTACAGTAATAGTCATTACTAAGACCGAGACTGTTGTGTTGGAGGATTTGGCGCGGGACGCTGTTGTGTTGGAGGCTGCTGAACTCTAGCTCCACCTTCAGTAGTAGGCTCTGGCGTCGGGGTAGGCGTTGGCTCTGGCGGTGGTGGTGGGTCTTGAATTTCTACCACTTCAAGCAAGCCTTCATTAGCCAATGCCTGCATTGACGGATGTTCCATGGTTACTTCCGAAACTGCTACTGGAAGGCCAGGAGGCAAAGCATCACCAAGATGAGTAGTGATTAGTCGTTCAGATTTATTAAGGATCGCAAACATAGTTGTTCTCCTATCAGGTAGTAACAGCGGAAAGCAAAGCCAATGGATAGAAGATACTGACACCGCCAGATCGCGCGATACAATCAGTAACGATTTCTAGATTGCGCGCTTCTGGCGGAAGCTGCGTAAACGGCATCACATACGTATGCGAAATATTATCCGCACTACGCTCATAGAGCAGACCCAAATCTTTAGTGCCACTCACCGCAGCAAGCTGCATTTCCCAGACATTTTCAACAGCAATACCAGGGTAATTGCCCCGGAACCATTGCAGCGGAGTGATGGGAGTTAGACCAGAAGCACCAGTGATGAACTTAGTAGACGCGGCATTGTAAGCCTTAGGCGCGAGACTAAGCACATTCGGCGTATGCGTGCCTTTGACTTGGTTCTGATAAGCCACCACCCACTGGTTTAGATTAGCAAGAATTTGATCGCCAGTAAGAGATGTCCAATCGCCAGCGTTAGTCAATACTAGCACAGGAAGATTTGGATGAGTAAACAATCCAAACAATCCATAGTTAGCATCACCACGCAACTTGATATCGGCAATCTTTAGTTCCATTGCTCTCCTGGCCGCTGCCGCCTTACGAGCATCTAGACCCTGACCAGTTTGCCGTGAGGCTCTTAGTTCATTTATATTGTAGCCATAACTATCGCCAAGTGTTCTAACAGTCGTCATTCTACTGGTAGCGCGAACGTCAGCACGAGGTAGATCGTCAGCATAGTTAGATATAACCTTGGCCATACCCACCATGTCGAACGCATATTGCCAGACATTTTCTGCCCATTCAGGAACTGAAGTATCATCTGGGACTAGCCGATCGGCATTGATGGCAGGTAGTTGACGATCATAAGTATTGGCGCGGATATAGTCAAGTTGTCGTGCAAGAAAGATAGTATCAGCATCTTCCCTGAAGTTATTTTTGATGATCGGCGCATTCTGCAATACAGTAAGATCATCCTCACTGTAATGCTGGTGATCAAGCGGTCCAGGCATAATACATTTCTCCTATTATACCAGAGGATAATGCAATTCGACAATTGCACCTTTGGTGTAAGTTGTCCAATCAACATTCAACAAGTCAATAGCGGCAGAACGAAATACAGCATTAGTAACCGCAATCGTTCCAGTAGTATTGAATGCACCAGTAGCCGCTGTTACTTTAGCCGCAGCACCATCAACGACACCAGTAGCATCATCAACGGCAACCCAAGCGCGACCACGAGTCAATACTGAAACAGCATCATATTGGCGATATCCACCATTGTATCCGATGATATGATCGTGCAGCGCAACACCAACGCAAAGTGCAGCAGAAGCAGCACCGGGCTTAATAGTAGCAGCGCCAGCCGCAGTTCTTTGCACTGCTACGCCTACATTAATCAATGTTGATGCCGGAAAGGTATCAACATTATCCTCCATACTATCAGCCTTCATGCCAATAAAGGCAGGGGCCATATAGTTAGCATAAGCAGAACCAGACATTATGCAGCTTCCTTTTCACCACGAATGCGACGCAGCATACGTTCCCTGGCATCGGCAGAACTGCCACCAGAAGATTTAGTTTCATCCTGTTTAGTCGTGGTCTTTTCGCGTTGCCCTTTCGCAGTTTTATTTTTCTGCTCTTCATGAGCAAGTGTTAGATCGAAAGCAGAATTAACATAGTCATCAGATTTGCCATCAAACCTAAGCTCATTGCCAAGCTTATTGATGATCTTTTCTTTGATAGAACGATCAGAATCATCCGCATCAAATTTAATAGAAAGCTGATTGGCTTTATCTTCAAGCTTAATGCGATCACGAGCAACCATGCGCTCTTTGTCCAATGACTCTTTATGAGTCTTGGCAAGATTGGCCAGTTCATTCTTAGCAGTATCACGCTCTGCTTCAGCTTTATCAGCACGGGTAGTAAGCAAAGCAATCTCTTCTTTCTGCTTAGTGATATAGTTAATTACCTCTGGCGCAGCGGGATATTCAATCCCGTCAGACCTAAATTTCGACAATGGAACATCAGGCATATCGTCCTCCACTTCAAAAGAGACCAATTCATCCGCATCAAGCCTGATGCGAGCATTACCGGCACGACCCTTGTTTACTACCGCGAGATGATTGTAAACAATATCACGTTGAACTTGGTCATACTTTTGTCCATTCCATTCGCCAGGAACAGCATCAATACGACATTCATAACCCAAAGATAATTCTCGTTTCTTCCCTATTTTATTAACGTTATGAATTACGATATCAGCAACTACATCACTATCTTGCTTTACTCCTGGCCCCATAACCGAACCGACAACGATGCCGTCAAGGTTACTGTTAGTGTTAAGGATACCTCTATGTCCGTCGGTGATGGGCATTCCTCTGATGCTAGTAAGACTATCAGCTTTGAATACTTCTTCATCTGGTCGGTATTCACGAATTGATTTGCCACTAGCATCTTTGTATACAAATATACCCGATCGTGTAATTACTGGTCGATCAATAATCCAACCATCTTTACTACGCTCCGCAGTAATAGTTATATTGTCATATCTACTAGGCATCAGCTTCTTCCAACAGTGATGCTTGGAACTCTAAAAATTCTGGTAAGATCGGTTCTGCCCAACACCGGCACTGATAATCATCACCGGGATGACCCGTTTCTGCTGGCGGATTATCCCAAGTGAATGTTTGATCTTCATTATCAGCATGAGTATCTCTAACCCGTTCATCCCCCACTGTTCGCCAGATGTAACTATCTACACCCATATCAACTTGACGTTCCATCGTCAATTGGCCATTTAGTTTAGCAATCTGATCACGCGCAATTAGTTTAGCGCGACTATCTGATACATCAGTTCTTTCAGACATTATATTGAATACTGCTTCTTTAGCATCCTTCAAGTTGGTGCCATCAATCAAAGCTTGCCTAGTTTGTTCGGCAATTTGCAAGGAAGTTTTATGCGGGATATCTTTGATTAGAAGGCTGTTGTTTCTAGACCAATTCTCTAGCAATACTTTGAATTGTTCTGGCCGTTCCTTAGTAGGATCAACACCATATTGCGAACGAATCAATCTAGTCCATTCAGCCTTATTGTATTGGTTAACTTGTGGCCCAACCCGTAGCATTTCTTTAATCGCTTGATTAGTAGGTTGCCGCATATCAGTGGCAATCTTTTGCATTATCTGATTAAGTTGATCTTGCCAACCCAAAGCATCTTGTCGGATTTGACCAGTAGGCAAGTGCACAGCAGTGGCCTCTTTCGCCATTATTTCTACATATGGCGACATATTACGCTTCAGAATTTGTTTATATTTACGGTTCATGTTTAGTAGTATCTTGCGATACGCAAACTCCTGGCCGATGGGATATTTCATCGGCACAATCTTAGGGCGTTTTCTAGGCATTTACTTCAACAATCATTACTCCTGGCGCCATTTCTATCGCCACAGATACGGCATCATGTCTAGTATCAGTAGCAACATTACTTTCCATAGGATCGAATACTTTGATTGATTTCTTGGCCTTATCGAATGATACTATAATTTCAACCTTATTTTCATCCTTAGCAGAATACCAAATAGGCACTAGAAACCGATTATCGCTTGCTTGATATACAACATAATCCATATTTTCATTCATACCAGATACAATAATATCCAATTTGCCAGGCTCAAAGCCATGCTTATCCCCACGATCATGACATATACTACATAGGTTCTTCAAAGCATCTGCTACTGGCCGAGGATCATTTGCGTGATCCTTCGGAAACAACCCACAAAGATAAGCAGTTCCATAGTCGAATAGAGCATACCACCATAGACCAATAGTGCCGTTTTGGGCACAACGCAATAGAGTTATCAAAGTATAGTATGCATCTCTTTCACCTGACCAACCAGATTGATCTGGTTTGTGTCCTTCATTATTGTATAGTGTTGGATGAAACTCTGTTAGATGGATTGGCTTCTGTGCATATACACCCCACAATCCACCGATGTATTCATTGACCGAATATCCAGTATTAGGAACGTCAGGATTGCCAGGAGGATAATAATGCCCATTGCCGTGATCAAATTTAGCGTTAAGAGAATCCAAGTTATCTTGGTTTCCACAGTAACCAGTTATCCATCCTTCTGGATGCGGAGTTCCAGCAACGATACTTGGCCCCATTACTTTGGCGTTCAAATGCTCAGACCACCATAGTTCATTTTGTATGTCTAGTGTTACATTAAATGGAACTTCACCACTACCGAAATTTGTATTAGGTTCATTCAATCCTTCGATCCATTTAACTCCACATTCAGGATCGGCAGCTAGACTAATCATAGACGGAACATCATTAGTCGAACCATTAGCACCAACGCATAACGTTACTTCAGTGCCAGGTATAGCAGTAACAATTTGACTTAGCCAATCGCGTTGCATATCTTCGCGTCCAGCGTAATGATATTCGCGGATACGAAATGCGTGACCACTATCTCCAAGGATATATTGTAACGCAGCAATAACACTATCAGGGCGATAATCAGCCGGCCATGATCCCCATTGGTTATGTTCGTCTAGCGAACTAAAAGTGTTTACGCCAAACAAACCAATTAGAGAAGCAATGCGTTTCGCTTGAATACCATTAGTAATAGGATTAGGTGGTGCTACTGGCGACTGGCCACCTTCAAGCACAGTTACCCGTGCCTCCAATTCATTAAATTCATCTCTGGTAACATAATCAACCATTACTTGCCCTTAGCTTAGAAGCATTTTTAGTGAATGCTTTATTGAATTTGTGTATATCAGCAGCTTTCTTTTCACGTAAAACCGCCCTGCTCCATGCGAAAGCGAATTGCTTCGATGGGGTTCGGATATCCCATTGGCGCGTGCCGGGACTCATACAGTCCAACAAGATCGGTAAGGACATCCAGTTCCTCGCCCGCCGGAGTGCCGTACTCGGCGTCCATGAGCACGTCGATGCGGGCCAGCGCGGCAGCATAGTCTGCCGTGGTTCGGATCGCTCGAATTCTGCTCATGTCACACCTCCTCAACGTCGATCTTGTCGTATTCCGTGTGCGTACCGACAAACCGCACATAGAGCCTCTGGTAACATAATCAACCATTAGCCAACCTCGACTTAGCAGCATCTTTACTGAATTGTGTTTTGAACTTGACTCTTACTTGTTTGTTTTTCTCGCGTATCTTCTTACATTCTTTACAATCTCTATTGCCAGTGGTTGACCATGTCCACGAACCTTCCACATATTTGTGGCCACGTTTACATTCAGTTCGTTTCCATTCGTTACTCATGGCGTAGTTGCCGGCTTATTAGGATCTTGTGGAACATCTAGTTGCGAAGTATCTATACCAGCAGCATAGTCCATAGCAGAAACTGCTGTGTCCGGTATTTCATCAGGGAAGTCATAATCACTATATTTATTGACAACAATCTTACGCACTTCTTCTGGCGAAATAATTCCTCCATTCATCAAAGTCATCAACATCGTTACTTCAGTATTATTAGCTTGCTGATTTAGATTATTGGCGGTTGCTTGTTCTTGATCGCTAGCTTGCCATAGCGGATTAAATTCAATATGCCAAGTGTCCGGTAGTTGTCCGGTATAGGTTCGTTGGACATACAATATAGCTGTTAGTTTCTCCAATACTGGTTTGGCGATAACATGCTGGATATGGCCGACCATTCCATAATAAGACTCCAGATCACCAGCACCAGTAGCATTGAGTCCAGTGGTGGACTTACCAAATAGTATAACCACAGGAATGTTAGCTGAAGCGCTAATCGCAACTTGATATTCTTGCAATACAGATTGTATGCCATCAAGCCCAAGGTTCTCAATAGTGTAACTATCGTTTTTATCCACAACGACACTGTTGAGATTACCACGGACAAGATCAACAAGGTTGATCCGCTTAGAAACCAAATCATCTGCTTCTTGAGCGAACAATTCACCTAGACCATCCATGGAATAGATGCCTTGTTGCTTACGCTCAAGTAGTCTTATTGACCACTGTAAGGCTTGATCGTATCGCGAAATGTCCTCTATGCAACCAGTAATAACTGAACGACCAATCCAATTCATAGACTGCATATGCACAAATCTATCAGGCAATGGTTCGCCAGACATTAATAATAGTCTGGTTTCGTGAACTCTAAATACTTGAACTCCTGGGGCGGTAATGTCGTAGAACATTGGTTGCCCAATTTTCCTGACATTATCAGTATCAAAAGCAGTATAGGTAATTTCAGTAGGCTTAATGCTTGGTAGCGGATAGACTTGCAATTCTTCTACAGTATCAATTGCATCAAAGTTTAATTCATCTTCAAAGGTGCCGCCATCTTTAGCGATGATTAGTATGGCTGCTCCACCATACAGCCTTGACCATCTAACCGCATCAGCCAATTTAGGTAGCACAAACAAACGATCATATTCATCTTCAATAGCGCCTTCCTCATCTCCCTCTATTATAACGCCTTGTTGAAAGCAATCATCAGATGGTCTATCAATGATCTTCTGCACGATACCATTGTTCAAGTATAGATCACCATAATCATACAGCGAAAATCTATTAGACCAATAGCGCTCTAGACCACGACGCCAATTATTACTGCGATAGAAAGTATTCGATGTTCTATCTAGTCCAGTCGTATTAAGACCAGACAGAACATTTTGAAAACCGTCTTGTCTCATGATGCTAGCGCCAGCCATTGCTTCTGTTTATCTGCGCCAGCAATACATTCAAGGAATGCACCGCTACTAGCATCAACGTAATCATCATGAGTTTTAGATGGGAAAGATTCCATTTCTGACAAGTAATTTTTAACCCATGGGCCATCGACAATATCAACATTGCCAATTTGCCATTGTGCTGATAGTGGCTCTGCTCTAGTTCCTTTTGGTCCAGTTTCTCTAACAGAAGTAATACGATGACCAGCTAGCATAGATGTTAGACTAGTAACTTGTTCTTTGCCGGCTTGGCCAGGATCTTGTGGCAATACAATAACTACTTTCCTACCATAATTAGCTTTGTCTTGTTCTGCGGTATTCTTTATTATTTCTCTAACGATATGTGCGTTCTTACGTATATTGATACCATGGGCAACTACAAAGCGGCCATTCTCTCTACGGCCCATTAGCACTGATGCCGTAGCACTAGGACTTGGGTTAGTTTCACTTGGTTCTGTTGCTGCTAAATCCCACCGTCTAACCCACACTTTTACATCAGTAGGAATAGCCGGCAGTATACTAACGCAATGAGCAGGAAAATAAGAACCTGATACCGGCTTAATTTTCCAATTGCCACTTAACAGCCTTTCACGTTCAACTCTATTGAGTGCTGTTAAATTAGCTTTATAGCCAGGGTCAGCAGCAAGTAAGATTTGGTTATCATCTAATGTTGCAGGTATGAAAGTAAATGATTTCGGCTCTAAACTAGGAAATTGTGATTGAAGCTCCTGGCGGGAATCTGCCCATACTAACTTAGAATCAGACCGCACAAAGTATCTAATGATACCGCTACGTTCAAGTATCGGATATCCAGTATCTTGGTTAATATACCAAGTGATCATATCTGCAATCCAACTATCGGCATCAGGATTGCAGGTTGCTCTAATGTATGGCGCTACCCCACACATACTACGGTTACGACTAAGCATATACCAGAATTGCCACTCGGTAAAATGCGTTAGTTCATCATAACCAATAAATGGTATTTGACTGCCTTGCCAATCATTAACATCTAAGATGTTATGCAGATGGGCAAAAGTAATAGTTGCGCCGGATTCAAATAACCACTGATGTTGTGGTGACAGTCTAGGAGTGGCACCTAACTCGCCATAGATTTGCCAACTAGTATCGAACAAGCCGCCTTCATTAGTGATCTGCACTGCTTCACGACGAAAGATAACGCCGCCGTATTCTGGATTATCAATATGTCTAGCGGCTTCTAACAGTAACGCATAGGTCTTACCGCCACCGGCAGCACCACCATATATGGCGATATCTGCCGATGTAGCCAGGAACGCCGATTGCGGTCCTGGCTGCGCCTTTAGTGGAAGTGATGGTTGCCCATCAAACAAAAAATCGCGCGCTCCTACTTATGCATAGTTATATGGTGTCGGCTTGTGCTTATAGCGGATAAACCCAAGACCAATAACACCGAGACCAAGCAAGGCAAGAGCAGCAGGCTCTTTTGCAGCTACAGACGATGAAATGTTACCAGCGAAGTCAGCAGTAAATCCACCAATAGTAGTGCCATTAATATGGAGTAGTGGCACTAGATCAGCGAAACTAATATTGAAGGTCGAAGGAGGCTGAAGGATATTAGCTGGCAATACGCCAGATGTTAGTGTCAAAGTATCTGGCGGATTATTGACATTCACTGTCAAACCCGGTCCACCATTCGCACCAAACGCTGCATCGGTGAAAATTCCGCTCAAGTAATTGGTGCCGCCACAACCAATGGCGCTGGTAAAGCAGAAGTTGCCGTTGAAACGTTCGATTATTTGACTGCCAATCTGTGTCGCTATACCAACACTGCTCGCCGCCAGACTGAAGAAAGCATTAGGAATAACACCACTGGCGCCAGTAGTAATAGAAGTGGATGCACTATTAACGGCAATATTAGTAGTCGTACCGTTATCGGTGGCAAATACTGTAGGCGTAGCCGACGGATTTTGACTGAACGAAGCGATCAGTGCAGCATTGGCTCCTGGCGCGAGGGATAGGAGTAGCGCAACAGTAGCAAATAGTATCACCTTGGCCATGTGACCATTTCCTTTGGAGGGAAGATAACGGTTTATTTTAGGTAGTCGTTTTTGCATCAACTGACTAGTGGTTGTCACCCAATAGGGCTGAAGGCCACTGACACCGGCGCTTCGCAAGCTTTACTGTAGCTGTGAGACTACTACCTGTGCCGCAGTATAGTAAGAGATGCGTTTATTTATGGCGTCTCCACATCTATTGTTTTGCCGATAGACTGGCGATCTCGGTTATTACTGGGTATTTCCAATACTCGCCTAGCAGTGGTCACCCCAGTATCTACTGTTACCTGCACTTGCCGCATCGGTTTACCGTAACCTCTATCTAAACACATAGCGGCAGCCTGCAAGCGAACCCCGATATTCTCATCTTCAAGTGCATCATCTAACACTTGAAATACTTTAGGCGTCCTTTCTCGACAACCTTGCATCATATCCCGCAAGTTGAAAATGCGAGTTAGTTCAGTATGCGGATCAAACCCCTCTGGCATAGTCAATAAACCACCGCAAAACATCTTCATCAGCAAGTATATCTACAGCATAGTATTTTTGTTTATTAGCTGTTAACCAACTATCCCATTTAGTCATAGCTATACAATGATAGCCAAGTAGTATTTGATTACTGATCAACCCAACAAACACAAAGCCCAAACCACCATGAAACTGCCATTTGGCTAACCAAGCGCATTGCTCCTGACGCAATTCCCCGAGTGTATAGTAATTGCCCTTGTTAACAAACACTCGCTTAAGTTCACAGGCAACTACTCGACTATTTGGCAGTTGGATTAGTTTATCAGGCCAGCCCCTTTCCGCAAAGTTGTTAGGCGTTAGTATCTGGTATCTTGCTAATATTCTTTTTAAATCGTCTACTATATCTCTTTCTAGGTTCATTTAGGTCATTTCGATTTCAGAGCGAGCGTGTTTTCTCCGAGTCGTTGCGCCTGTGAAATCACGCTTGCCTTGGGCAGATACGTCTGTGCGAACATCCGATGTCCTCCCACAGATGCCCATGAGGGTCAATCCGAAAAATTGACTTGACCCCGAAAACGAAAGAATATTACAAAGCTCCTGGCCAACATTACACGTGTTTTTCGCGTATATACACTCGTAAGCAATTGAAATCATAGACTATTACGGCATTACAGCTGTTTTGGCGTTTTCAGGTTTGCTGTATATGTATAGAAAGAAAAAGGGGGAATTTGCATTTGCATCATATCAGAAGTTTACCCCCTTATATACCTGTAAGGTGTAATATATACCTCTTTTTCCGAGCAATTTCAAAGGCTTACAGTCATTACAGCAACCGATCACTTAACTGTAATGACGTGTAAGGTCTGTAATCCGCGCCAGGAGCATCTAGCTACCATCAAATTCATCATTCAATGTAAATTGTATTTCAAACAATTTATCTTTAACAACTTCAAGCTCTTTCTTCATAGTAGTATTACAATGTTGTTGCATTATTTTAATTAAATCCTGTATGCAAGTTATCGTATCAGTAATACAAACATCTAATCCTATTACATGTGGGTCTTGGCTCATGAGTGCCATTTCAGTCCTCCAAACTATTAAGAAACGTTTTCCAGTTAACTTTGTAATTATAGCGCCACTTCCTTAGTGTTTTTGCTCCTATCTCTGCTTGATCGTTTATTGGCACAGCTTTAGGTTCATTGTCAAGATGAAAATAATCCCTAAATGCTTTAGCAATATGTTTCTGATGATATGGTATGGTCTTAGTCTTAGAAAACCATTCAGCCTCTTGCGAACACCATTCACCTACTTTATCCATAGTAAATCCGCCATCCCAATCGGTATTATTCATATTTTCATTATCCAGAGTCCTAGACCTTAAAATCGGTAGCATCAAGTAATAATAATCTGATTTCAATTGCCTTGGCTCTACAAATTCTCTTTGCAATTTCTGCTCTGCTTCTGTTAGTCGCGGATCAACTAAACCAGTTTCATACAAGTATTTAGCTTGTGCATATAACATTGCCAACTCAGACTTAACACCTTCAACATCAACTTTACCAATAAATCTAATCGGTTCAAATCTGGTATCGCCATCGGCATCACCTTTTAGATAAGCGCCAGACTCATTACAAGTTATGATAGTAACAAATCGCCGTTTCAAATCTTCCACATCATCAGTATGCATACGACGATTAACATCATGAGTAAAGGTAAGAAAGGCTTTTACCTGATCAGGATTTTTACTATCAATACCGCCCTTATCTGGAAACTCTACTACCACTCTACCTCTTAACTTTCTTGCCGGTTCATAACCTTCATCATTCTTACTGAAACTATAATGCGTAGCAAATCTCTCATCAAATGCAAATGTTCTGGTTAACCATGATTTACCTTGATTCTCTGGCCCTTCAAATATTGGTGCGCCTCTTACATCGTAACCCGGCTCATAACAACGAAACACCAATGTAAGCATTATGCTATGACCAACCACCCTTGCCCATTCTCGATTTGTTACTCCAGCATATCTTGCCAAGAAATCCATGCGGTCAACAAAATCCCATTCCGGCAATCCATTGTCCATCCAATCCATATACAGATCGAATTGGTTACGTTTGCATACCACTTCTAAAGCTGCCCCCAATTCCTGCCAGGAGCGTTCTGCTGGAAAGAACTCATGTAGATACAATTTCAACTCTGATAAATGGCCACTAACTCTATACCATCTGTTTTTTCTTAGTCCAGTTACCGAATGATCATGGGGATACTGAAATTCCAAGTAATCCTTTTGTAACCCCTCATGCCATAACTCTTGTCCAATGAACCTAAATAACATTTGTTCCGTGAATGTATCATAACTAAACACCAAAAACTTGTTATCTTCAAGCAACCTGACAATGTTATTCTGCGAGCCAATAACAACGCCATCTTCATTAGTATCAAACTTCTCTCGTTGCTTATCGCCAGTAGCTTCATTGAATACTTCTTCACGACCTTTTCTTATTGCATCTTTAACATAACCATCAATTTCCTTTTTAAAGTTACCTTTACCCTTCAAGTGTTCTGTCATCCGCGTAAGTAAAATATTATATAGATAACCTTTGGTTTTCTTAATCTTTACTAGTTCAACTATTATTGTTAGCACATAATTTCTTGCTTCTACTACCGAATCAAATTCTGCCATCCGAGCAATGATTTCATCAAACATGCTCTGTCCCCTGCATTGACGCAATGCCACGATCTATTGCATATGTCGCGGTTTCTCTATCTTTCTTTTCATTAGGATCGCCCCAGAAGCTACAATCCGCCATCACTCTTTCAATACTATCTTCCCGTTCAAAATGCCCATCGCCAATTAGCTTACCTAAGAAGTAACACCATCTAATAAGACCATCATGCCTTTCTCCCATTGAAAGATTACGTATTTCACTATGGATTTTCTCAACAAATTTATTGGCTTGTTGTTTAGTATACTGTATTTCTGGCGCACCTCTCTTCCCTGTATCTTCACTAATTTTTATTACGACTGTTTGAAACGCTCTTTGTATCCATACAATCCTAGTATCTATAGGATCAATACCATCATCAAACTTAGGCGCTGCTGTATATATTGGCTGCACGGGATTAGCGTAGATTGCTAAATCTACGATAGTTCCGGATAATGCCTTTTTCAAATCCATATTGGTCACCGGCTTATCAGCCCAAAAGAACAACCGCAGATTAATCCCTGGCTTTTCCTTTCTTTGATAACTACTAGTTGCTACAGCAAAACATTCACTATCCCAAAACACACTGGGCAAAGCAAGTATTACCTTGCAAGCATCAGCTTGCAAGTCTCCCACTCCCTCACCAAATTTATCTATATCAATGGCGAACCAATTAAACTTACCCGCAATCAGGGTAGCATCATCGCCATTGCTCTTTCTGACAACGCCTCTTCTATTATCCTTATCTTTAATCCTACAGCGTAATATGCAGCATCTATCTTTCCATAACAGTTTTTGATGTAACCGATACAACCCGCCTAAATCCGAAATCTCTTCTTCAAAGAAATTATAGTATTTTACATTACCAAATGCCGTTTGCGACCCATCGATATGGTTCACCTTGGTCAACACGCCATGACAGGCTTGCGCAACAGTAACGAAATTGTGATTAGCTACATGCTCTTCATTCGTATATATGCGATCCGACATAGTAACTCCCTCAGGGTTGCTGTTGTTAAGCAAGCTGGGCAGCTTGTATTTGTTGCTCCTGGCGCACATTTTCTCGCAGAGGATGCGCGCCAGGAGTGCAATCGAATTGCCATCATACCGCCACAATTATGAAACGATCTAATCACGTTATCGAGAATGGTCATTGCGCAATTACAATGGAAGCCTTTGGATAAACTATACCTGTTATGGACCATTTGCTTAATTGCCCATAGAAAAGAACGTAATTTATCTTGTAGTAAAGCCGCCATTACCAGAGAGTATGGCGAAGATATCTACTTTATCTTCGACACATATCATACCTTAGCTTATGAGCATAAACTAATAGATGATATGCAACTAACAGCCAGAGGTAACCTTGCAGTTAAAGATTGGCAACGAATCAGCAATCATATTATTTCCCTTCCTCCTGCACCGGCATATTAGCTTCAATATTATCAGTAGTAATTTCAATCCTATCAATAGTAGTTTCAATAGTATCTAGTCTATCTTGCATCTGTTCAATCGCCATCATGATTGCCCCATACATACTTTCAACTTTATCCCATTCTTCTTTAGTCATTATGCATCTCCTGTTGCTCGCCTGATCATTTCACCATACGTCTCTAAAACTTCATCATTGCCGGCTTCGATGCATTATGCACCTTGTGAATTTGTAAACGGTCGCAAGGCTGCGGCCATCTCGTCCACGACGGCCTCCATCACCCACGGCTCGTCGCTGTAGCGGGCGGTTACCTCACTCAGCAGCACGGTGCAGGCCGTGCCGATCATGCCGAGCGTGGCGTCGTCCATCTTGTCCACAGCCAACAGCAACAGCGCCAGCATCACGTCAGCCGCGCCGCGCAGTTCCTCGTCGGACAGGCGATCGGCGCACACGACCAGAGCCATCGACATCTCAGCGTAGGTCATTGGCCATTCACCCACAATGCTGTCACCATCTCCCTACGTTTCATTTCCACAAAGCACTTCAGCGTTATTTCGCAATCACTACTAGCCGAATGCGCCCCAGCAAATCCTTCCCCAAACAAACTAATATGCAGATCAGTCAAATTCATTCTGTAACCATGATATTGCGAACTAACTTCTGCGGTGCAAATTCCCTTTACCGCCCAGGGAAAATTTAAGTTTTTCCCTATCCTCATTAGTTCATAATACAACACCATCTTATCATATAACAGATTATGCCCCACTAACACTCGACTACCTAAAAAGAACTCCGCAATAGTTGGGTATATACTAGCAAAACTATGGCACTCCACAACGTCATGATCAGTAATACCATGAACCTTAGTCGCATCCAACGGTATCGGTATTGGCGGTTTGCATCTGACATGAAAGGTATTAAACCTCACTAGATCATCTGTTAACTTAATTGCATACAAGTCAATCAGATGCGGCTGATGTTTTATATCAGCCGCACTAACTGCTAACAAGCCGGTTGTCTCACAGTCAAAACAAATCAGGGACATGAATTTTTAAATTTATCCATCATTACCGCAGTTTCTTTTAACTGCCGCAAATATTCTACTTGTCGTTTTTCTCGAGCTACTAACGGATCAAGTCCGTTAGCTACCCACCATTTCGCTATTGCTTCCTCTTCAGTTTCTCCCTCTTCAATTTTTAATAGTTCATTAGCCATGGCTCTGCCTCTTCATGACTTCGCGAAAAATCGCTACGGCTTTTATTTCATCCGCATGAATCAGATAACGTGCCGGATCAGTGCGAAACGAATGCCACTGCCCTTCAGATAATTCTGGTAACAGACGCCTATCTATATTGTATAAGCCCCGCACCATATTGATAAACTGTTCAATCTTCTCTTCCATCGCTCCACCTCCAAGCAATGCTGCCCTTATACTTAAACATATTTCCCCGCACAAAATTAAAGGCCCAAGGCTTCCTGTAAACTTTACTATAAGCGGTGCCTAATACTCGTCTTGAATTATCTGACAATCTAACATCTGAAAAGTTCTTATCAGCAAAGCCAGAATAGTCGTATTCTTTCTGGGTAAATTCTTTTTCGTGACTTCTTACGTAATTGATGAAATCACGAAACTCTTCAATTTCCTGTTGGTCATCAATCCGGTTATAGGGCACCTTCTGCCCCTTAGCAATTATATCCTCTTCAGAAACAAAATCGCCATCATCAACATTACGACTAGTCCTATACTGTGGACCAGCATCAACTTCATCTTCATACAGTAGGGTATCCAACTTGTTATCAATGTTATCTATCTTAGTCAACAACAGTCTCATGATACTATCAATACGAGTTCGCCATTCATCAGCGGTCATGTTCTAACTCTCCTATGTTAACTCCTGGCGCATTCCCATGCGCCAGGAGCATTCTTCATTCAGTAAGTATCTTCTGACGTTTCTTGTGCCGCCGCCTTGGCTTCACCACTGGCCAAGTCTTCCCGCAACTTAACCGCAGCATCCCAGATCGCCTTACCGTTTGTCAGTTCTAGAACTGACAATTGTTTATTATCCACAATATTTGCAGTTACCTTGGGAACAAACCAACGCCCCTTGGCATTCTTCTGTTCTTCCAACGTCAACTTGTAAGTGTAGTAGAAATACGCCGGCGTCATCATGCCCCTTGAAGTATTAATCTTGGGCGCATACTGTAACATAGTAGACCACACCTTAGCAACTTTCAGTGAGGTGGCATACATTGGAAAGATGGCGCGCTCATATCCGCCATTATCATCCAAATCAAAGATGAAGAAATGTCGCGCCTTCAGGATAACGTGACCATCCTTGGTTACTGGCTGATATGCAAACTTCTGCGCACCATCACACTTGTCTTGCCAGCCACTTTCATTCTCACCCCAATCCATTACGAATTGGCCACCTTCACCTTGTGGGGCAGACCACTCAGTATAATTCCAGCGAACCTCTACCGGAATTACCAATAGTTCTTTGGCAAACTTGTTAGTGGCAAGGTTCAAGTAACCACCGGCAACCACATCGCCATTACCCACCTGCGGTGACAACGGTTGCATTACCCGCATGAAGGGAATCGTTCCCTCATCCTTGGTAAATCCCTTGTTGCCCATTGCCGCTTTGATGAACTCATCATCAGACAATGTAGCTGGCAACAGCCTATCTGCATCACTCATTACTGTTACTCCACTATTACTGTTTTACTGCTCTTGTAAACATCGAATATATCTGTTGGTATGATCTCCCCATTCTCTTCCATCTCGCGACTCCATTTTCCCAAAGTCTGATAATGGATATTTTTAGTAATCGAATATTCAAAATCCAACGCCTCAATGCCCCGCTTCAAATCTTCCAACTTATTCTCTTCAATGTTCTTGGGCACAAACACTTCCAGATGGCGTTTGACCATGCCAGCATGACCATTGGCTGTCAACCACTGGTCTGCGGTATCAACATTCTCCTTTGGCAGCTTCACCACCAATACCGGGGCAACTTTGATAGTATAACGATTGCCAATTTCAAATGCTGTCATGCCAACCGAATGCATCGCCTCTGGTATTATCTCAGTAGACAATCTGTTAAACAGTTTCTTCTTATCAGTCAGATACCGTTCCAAATCTTCTATTTCAGTATTTAACGCCACATATTCCTTACCAAGCTTGGCAATCTGCGCCAGCTTATCATCGGTAGGAACGATTGGTCCATCAACGTATTCGTCATTATTCATTGTCCATTGACCTTTCCATGTTTAGTGCTAACTTAGCGACAATCGCAAGTATTATTCCCTTGGGTAAATCTGGATTAGCCATATTACTCATAACCTCTGCCAAGGCAAAGGCTAACGCAATTTGAATGGTGCCATTGCTATAGCCATTGAACAAACTAACAATTGCGTTGCCTAAATCAGTGGTTTCCTTTTCATCAGCACAGTCGATTACTGTTTCGCATAATCTGTTTACTTGTTCTTCTGTTATCATTGGAAGATTTCCTTGCCCCGACCATCTTTAATTAAGTCACGGAACTTTGTAGCTACATCAAACTTGTCTCGCAATGCTCTTAATACCCTTTCGTCAATCTTTCCCTTAGTATAAACATCATGATATGTCACATGATCATTCTGGCCAATACGATGGTTTCTATCCTCTGCCTGTTTGCGATCTGTTGCGCTCCAAGAGTTACTGTAAAAGATTGTAGTCGTGGCTTCATTAAGTGTCAAACCTACACCACCCGTTTGCACAGTCATCACCAAAGCTTTACAATGCGGATCATTGCGCCAGGAGTCAATTAACTTCATTCGATTATCTGTTTCACCAGTAATGCCAACTGAAACTATGCTAAGTTTGCCAAGTGCATTAGTTACTAACGCAACATCCCTCACAAACCGACAAAACACTATGACTTTACCGGAAGCGCCTTCAACCAAATCAGCAACATAACTAGCGCGATTGCTTTCAATATCTCTAGTGCCATCTTCATTGCTGATATGACCACACAAAACTTGTTGCAGTTTAATCATTCTAGTAAGCACCATGGTTGCATCAATGAACTTACCATCTTCCAATAGAAGTATTAAATCTTCTTCCAATGTTTTGTAAATCTTCTCTTGTTCCGTAGTCAAATCAATCCCATGTTCAACATAAATTTTTTCTGGCAAATCAAGGCATTCATATTTTCTCTTTTGATAAATATATGGCGCTATTCTTGCTGCCAATAAATTTTGATTATGGTAACCGATAATTTCTCGATTCTCATATCCGCCCATTATCGCATACATCGCCTTAAACGATGTAATATATTTATGCCCTACTATCTGCCAGTCCAAGAATTTTAGTTGCGTGTAAAGATTGATGATGCCTTCTTCCGCTTCTGTGCCAGTAGCAATCCGACGATACCTAGCAAATGCCCCGAGACGAATTACCATCTTAGTTCTTGTCGCAGAATTATTCTTAAACTTATGCGACTCATCCAAACACATATAGGTTTTGCTCCTGGCGCGTAATACGCGAAGCAAATACTCTTGGCCACTATGATGTGACAATGCCTCTGCGTTCATCAAAAACACCAGCACTTTGCCAGAGTTAATGATATCGCGAGTAACTTGTTCTTGCTTCTTATTGCCTGACTTGTAGACTTGAATAATCCACTTGTCATAGTCCTTGGGACCATGCAATTCCAATTGTTCCACCCAATTGGCATGCACGCCATTTGGTGCAACGATCACCACGCAATTTATCAAGTCACGTTCAATAAGATTTACTACCTCATCAATGATAATTTTACTTTTACCTGTGCCCATTTCCATGAACAGGCCAAAGGTTTCCTTGCCATACATTGTTGCCAATGCATCGCGCTGATGTTCGTATGGAGTAGTAGTGTAGATCATTTGAAAAACTCTGTAATATCATTAACTAACCACATCCACTCTTGCTTACCTTCATCGTCAAGCTTGGCATACCAAACCCGCACAACCCAACGTAAGTAAGATGGATCAATTTCAGCAAACGACCTACCACTCCACTTTCCCCAATGCGGAAAGATATAAGTGGGTTCACGTTTCCAAACAGATTTAGGTTTATTGATAACGCCATTAATTAAAACATCAGCCATTATCCCGCGCGCAATTAGCGAGCGAAATACCATCACTGATGCATTTTGGATTTCACCATCATGAGCGCCAGGGTCTAGCGCCAGACGAATGAGTTTCTGTTCACGTTCGTTGAACATTTTGATTCCATTTCGTAGATCAGTCCCCAATTTTCTTGGGGGTAGCCATGGCGAGGAAAACACCCTCGCCACGGCCTTAGGCTTAGGCTACAGGGCGTCCAAAGTCAAGGGGCATATCCACACACCTTCCTGGCGGGGAAGCCTGCCCTGGTTGCTTCTGTTTCGATTTCCACCATATCGCCAACCTATTGATTTCATTGAGAAACTCGACGTAGCGTTACGTAGCGATTAGTCACGCAATCGAAATTACATTGATCGTAGGGTTTAGTAAGCGTATCTATCTGGCGGTAATGGAACAATCTCTTTATTATATATCTTCTTCATCACCTTCTTCATTTTCTATCATATCCAATTCACTTTTACGTTGCGACATCATCATAAGTAATTCCATTTTATCAATTAAGCCATCAAAATCTTTCTCTAGCGAATTTTCTAGTCTAATTACAATAGGGTCTTTAAAATTAATATTTTTGCCGTATCCTTCTGCAATTGCTTTCATTATTCTTCTAAACATTCTTCGATTATATTTCTTATGCCTTACAAGACGATTAAACGTCTTATCCATTAACCCTTTATCTAGCTCTTTCATTTCATGCGTTGTCGGCTCACGACTAATACAATCTAATATGAAACCATTATTTTGAAATTCTTTATCTACCACAAATCTCAATTCATTTTTCCTAACATTAAATGAACCTCTTTCATATGTTCCAACTGGCGGTTCATCTCGTGGCAACAATTCATGCTGTTGACATAGCAAAGTAAATCGTTCGTCTATCATTATATTATTATTAGATTGCATATAAGCAAAAACATCATGAGCCAAAGCAAGCGAACTAATAAAATTTGACATTTTCACTCTCCTTCTATTTGCAACAGTTTACGAGTATCCTTAGTCTTTAGTAGTTTATCTAACTTGCGTATAGCTTCGGCGATATTCTTTAGTTTAATAGAAACCACAGAAGTAATATCGGTAGGCAATATTCCCCCTATAACACGAACGGTTTCCTTCATTCTAATATAACCGTTATTAGTTCTAGTTAGTCCAGCTTCAATTTCAGTTAAGCTCTTTTCCAGGTCAGTAAGCAATGCAATTTGCGCCAATTTCTCTTTTCGCTTATCATCGCGAGTGCGATCTAATCCAATTTCTACTACTACTTTGCGAATGTTAGTAGAATTAAATCGTTTATCACTATCAATATTTGATTGAAATCCTTCACGTCCATTTTTAAATTTCTTTGGCGGCGGAGCAAGTTTTGCAGTAATTAATTTTACTAAATCAGGCTGTTCGCTAGCAGGAATATGCATTTCCTTTACTGCTTTAGTAAAAGTGCGAACATGATCCGGCTTTTCAAAATGACTAATAGCCTCATAACTAACAACCGGGTCAATAGGTTTATTATTAAGGTTAGGATTATTAGTCTTATGCCATTCTTCAATTTCACCAGTATCCTTCATAGTATCAATGGCAAGTCTAATATTATGCTTGTCTAATGTGCCACCAAAAAACTTAAAAACGGTTTCATAACCAACGTTTCCACCAGTCTTAACATTCGCCAACAATTGCCCATCGCGGTTTGGATCACCGACCGCAAATTTGCTGTCGGTGCCAAAATGCAGCAAATCCAACATGATATAGCCCATTGCTGCTCTGACAGATTCCGCTACGGCAGCGTATTTATCTCGCCCTTGAGTCGAATTTTCATTAGTCATTAAAATAATAGCTTCTTCATCATCCGCATTACGAATGGCAAAGTATGCGCTAGTAAGTCCGGCTCTCTTTGCAGCCTCTACTCGGGCATGGCCAAACATTAACTGATAATAATTATTCTTATCAGGATGTGGCCTAACAATACAAGTATTCCAAAAACCAGTATTTTCTACTGATTTTTGCAATATTGCAAGATGATCTTCAGTTGGCGGATTGCGAATGAAATCGCGAAACGGATTAGGGTCAATCTTATCAAACCCAATGCGCTTTATATCGTTGCTCATGTTATTATCCAATCTGTTTGAATTTTTCAACATAGACACGTCTATTGCCCTCCTTTACTTGTCCTCTGAACAGATACCATTCACCAAGTTTATACTTAGTCAATGGCAAGCCAAATCGCGGATAGTTAAACCGCGAAATGGTCGCGGGTATGGTATCGCTATCATCTTCCAGGGTCAGTGTCAACCACCGATCATTCGGAACTTTCATGCCACCGCGTTCCGCTAAAAACTTTGCTTCATTCAAAGAACGAATTTTCCACTTTACCACTTTCGCTAGAAAGGTATAAGTGCCTTCCGTCTCGCCAATGTCGGTGAGTTCCCATAACTTACTGATGATACCATACTTTGCCGGATTGGCCAGTAAATCACTAAACCTTACTCTGGCTTCAAACACATTGTCGAAATTGGTCTTGGCATTCTGTAGTCTTTTCTTGTTACCCCCTGCAAGTATACTTCTAGCGGTCTTATCGCCAACTCCAATGATGTTGATCAGACCGCCAATTAACTCGCCATTTTTCACACTCCAATTATATTCCGATTGTTCAACATCATATGTTTTGAACTTGTAACCCATACGATCTATTTCGCGGAGCATCTGTTTAACACTGGTAGTATCAGAAGTATGCTTTAAGAATGCTAAGGCAAACTCCAACGGGTAGCGACTCTTCAAAATGCAACACCAATACGTTACCATAGCATAAGCTACCGAATGTGATTTGTTAAAAGCATAGCCTCCTGCGCTGTTAATGGTTTCCCATATCTGTCTAGCTAATGTTTCTTCAATTCCGTTGCTTTCAGCACCGGACTTGAAGTTTAGCCAAAATGTCGCATCAAAATATTCCATCCCAAGTTTCTTGTTAATACCACGACGAAACAGCGTGGCATCTTCCCATGACATACCGCCAATTTCTCTGACGATCCTTAACATTTGTTCTTGATAAACAACGAGACCGTAGGTCTCGTTAGTTACTAATTCAAGTAACGGATGTAAATACGTCGTTTCTTTTTTACCCATACGCCGACTACACCAATCATAAGCCGCGCCGCTAATCAATGGCCCTGGTCTTGCCAACGCAGTAAGCGCAGAAATATCAGTAAACCGATCCACGATAACTTTACGCGATAAATTCTGTAGTGCATTTCCTTCGAATTGAAATACTCCACAGAAAAGTCTGGATCGTAAGATTCCGTAAGCTCCATCATCATCCAGTGGATGCGCCAGGAGCGCTTCCTTGGTCCAGCCGATTTGCTCCAGGCAATCTCCAATAATACTAAGTGTTCGTAATCCAAGCGCATCTACTTTCATTAGGTTGATTGACTCGCAATCATACTTGTCAATCATCACCCGATTATTATGAATATCCTTTGCTACGAAATTGGTAATAGGCTCATTGGTAATTACCAATCCGGCTGCATGTGTGCCAGCATGTCTAGCATGTGCTTCAAGTTTACTGGCCACCATAATATTCGGATATTGCTTTAACAATTCACTTTCATGCAAGCTATCATATATACACAAATCAGCCCGATCATCACCATCCATGCGAGTAATAATACTATCGGCAATCTGTTCTGCTTCCCATGCTGGTATCTTAACTGCCTTGGCAGTTTCACCAATTGCACTTCTTGCTTTGTATCGCGATATTGTCCCAAGCTTTGCCACTTTATCATTCCCATATTTTGTTGTTAGATATTCTAATACCATATGTCGTTTAGTGTCAGGAAAATCCATATCCACGTCTGGTAGATCACTGCGCGTAATATCAATGAATCGTTCAAAAATCAATCCATGTGGTATCGGATCAATATCAGTAATATGAAGCAGATAACAAACCAAACTGCCACAACTACTACCACGCGCCGGTCCTACCATCATATGTTGCTTGGCATATCGCATCATATCAGCAACAACTTTGAAATAGTCCACAAAGCCTTTTTGCTCTATCAAATCTAATTCATGATGTAGACGTGTAACATATACATCATTCAATTCTATCTTTCTATTGCCTGCACCAATCATGCATAATTCTAATAGACTTCTAATTTCATCTGATTTAATATTCGTTGCCGGTAGCAATTCGGCATTACACTCATTAGCTAATCTGTATGCATAACTAAAATTTGTCAAAAACGAACATTCGTTTTTTAACTCACTTGCAGTCAAGATATGCATTGGTGATGGCCGATTGAATGCGCCACGCCCAATGCAGATTTCATAAGCATCGCGATCATCTGGCGTAACCATATAATTGTCTGACACCGGCACATAGTTACCGCGTCTGATCAATGCGGGATTGGTTGCCGGATGTGCTTCAACAATGACCGTCTCTGGCAACTTGTGCGGCCCCACACCAGCATTGCCAGATAACACTAAAACATCTTGGGTGAAACTATCCAGCATCTTTATTGGTAAGCGTGGAACGTGGTAGAAATGGCTAGTCGCCATTTCCACCGCTGCATATATCTCTCGCAACCCTGCATCGCTCCTGGCGAGGAGCGGGAGATAGTAAAGTTCTTGCCTTCTTTCTTTAACTGCAACATCCGGCGTAAACGCCAATTCCACGCCAAAGATTGGCTTGATACCAGCGGCCTTGCAAAGCCTTGACCATGCTATGTGGCCAAATGTGCCGTTGCGATCAGTAATAGCAGCAGCAATAATGCCGCTACTCTGTAACCGATTAACAACTTGTTCAATAGGACCATAGCATGTCCGAAACGAGTATTCAGTGCGAATCTTAAGTTGCGCTAACAATTTACATCTCCATTATTTTTTAGTTGCTCGCTCATATTCTAGCTTCCCCTTTTTGGTTACGATAATAGTAGAATAGTAGGGTCCGCGTTCATCCTTATGATGCCACCATAACATACTCTTTTCAAATAGCGTATCAACTGCCTTGCAATAGATTTGCGCCCATGGCACAGGACGATCTAGCGCCATTAGCAAGACAAACTTCTCTTCAACTGTTAAATTAGGCTCTTTTGCGACGGGTTTTACGCTTGGTCTTTTGCGCGGCATGCCACCTCTCTATCACCATGTGAATTTCTTGTCTAGCAGCATAAAGCTTGGCTTCATAAATTTCACGCATCATGGTAATCATTTCAGCATTACCTAAAGCAATACCATCTTCAATATCATAACCCAATTCTAACAATTCATAATCTATTAGTTTACCTATATTTTCATCTCTCTTTTCAATTGATCTTAATGTAACTTCTTGTGCTGACCTAAACCGATAAGCTGGATTTCTAAAATTACGATTAAACTCAAATCTCTCTCCCTTTCTTCTGGCAATTTCTCTTACACCATCTATTAGTTTAGCCATTTCTCTATCTTCACTATTCTTCCCATCTTCCCCATAGGAAGATGGAAAGCACATTTGCCGACCAATTTGTCTAATATGTTCACCGGGTATCCAACCGTCATCATCTTTATTGAAGAAATATCCTGCGCTATTCTTCAATGTTTCATGTATCATTGGATACACATTACTTTTACGTGGCATTTACTTACCTTCCCTTGGATGATACCTTCTTGGCATAATAACTATCTTTTCAGCCTTAACCGCTGCCTTTACTTCTTCATCAGTCATTTCCTCCTGTTGTTTTACTCTTCTTGGCTTTCTTGTAATTACTGACTCTGCATTACCACCATGAAACCAATTATTTTGTTTATCCCTTCCCTTACCAAACAGGTCAAATTTAGGAACGTCAGGAAACATCTTGGTAATGCCAGCCTTGAATATTGGCGGCTTGCCTTCCTTACATACTGCTCCCTGAGATAGTCTCATTTTATCCTTAATAGTTACTCCTGATCCTTTCTGGCCAAGCAATAGCAATTGAGCATCGCCACTATCCGTCTTATGCCAAACATAAGCGATATTGTAATCAAATCCCCAACCCTCTAGTATTTCTATTTTAGTTTTTATCTCACATAGTTCTGACCAAAGAAATATTAAGCTATCATCTTCAGCAGGAATTATAATGGAACGTAACTGATCCATTTCCATCGTGTCGGGCGAATCAATCAAGACTACAGGATAAGTAGCCAATCCACTATTAATCGCCGCTTTATTAATTCCATTGCGAATTTCGCCGTCAATAGGCGCTTGATTAACTCTCTTATGATCTATCTTCCTAGCTTCTTTAGCCTCTTTTAATAATATTTGCGCCCTATCCTTATTTATCGCAGCAACTTCCCA